TCCTCCAGCGCACGCCTTCGTTGTCGACCACGGTGTGGTCGCCGCTGCGGGGTAGCCGGAACTCGATGGACAGCTCATCGACCCCGTCCTCCAGCAATGCGGCCACGTCGTCGCCCTTGGTGGGCAAGATGCGGACATCGCCGTAGAGACCGTCGGGGGCTTCCCTCAAAGCGATGAACGGGCCGAGATAGCCCAGTCCGCCATCGTGGCGATGGATCAGCCCGATGCGGGTTCGGGTGTTCTTGGCTTCGGCGTTGACCTGGAGGGAGAAGGCGCCGGGTCGGAAGCCCTCACGGTAGAGGTCCATGTCGTCGCCTTCGAGGATGTCAAGGACATCGGCGGCTTCGTTGTAGGGCACCAGTCGACCGGTGAGTTGGCGGGCTCCGTTGCTCAGGCGCGGTCCGAGTTGACTGATCATGGTGGGTACGGCCCGGACGTGGACGAACTGGGGCGGTTTGGGCATTCAATCCTCCTTTGGTTGATGGATGCGGCCGGTGCCGCCACAGGTCGGACAGGGGCGAGTGATCAAGTTGGGGCGGTCGTTGATGTGAGCCATGACGGCGTCGCCGAGAGCCAGCTCCTGCTGGGTGGGGACATCGCCCAGGTTGACCACTTGAGCCAGAGCAGCCCAGGCCTCGTCTTCGGCGCTCATGGGACGCCTCCGTTGCCGCTGTCGCCACCGCTGCTCTCCACCACCGGCCCGCCCGCCGCCGCTGGAGTGATGGCTGCGGTGGTCGGAGGCAACGGTGGCGGGATCATGGTGTCGGCGGCGTCGTCGGGCTCGTCCCAGGCCTGCAAGCGCTCAGCCGTGCGGATTTCGTTGACGGTGATGGCTCGTTGCCCGGTGGCGGGGTCGACGATGCCGAACAGGGTCTGGTAGATCACGGCCCGTTCCTGCATGGTGGGCCGGACGTACTCGTCGCGGTTGATCTCGAGGGTTTGGGTGGAGGGCAGCGCCCAGTTGCTGATGGCCTGGACGACGGCCGAGGCCTTGGGCCTCAGGTAAGCCCGCCAGTGGAAGTCGTAGATGTTCTCGGCGTTGCGGTAGGTCATGGAATGGTCGCCACTGGGCAGAGCCATGAGCATGGGAGGAACGCTGAGCAGGGTGGAGATGCGGGCTTCGTCGAACTGGCGCAGCTCGAGCAGGGAGAGGTCTTTGGGGCTGAGGGTGAAGGGGGCGAGCGTGACCCCGCCAGACATGACGGCAGGAGCGCCCAGGGCGTTGAGGCGTGAGGCTACGAAGTTGTCCCGCATGTCCTGGGCCTGTTGCTTGCTCAGGTTGCCGGGAGCGGTCAGGATGCCCCAGGGGATGCCGCCCCGCAGAGCCAGGTTGGCCTGGTACTGCTCCATGGCCTCCACTCCGAACAGGGTGGTGGCCAACGCCTCCAGCGGACCGGTGCCGTGGGGGACTCCGGGCCAGGAGGCATAGCGGATGTGGAGGACATCGTCGGTGATGTCCAGACCGGCCATCTCGTAGTGGCGGATCTGGCCCTCCATCTCGATGTCGACCCAGGCCGGATTGAGCATTACGAACTTCTTGACGGTGCCGTCGGCATACCTCGAGGTGGCCCACAGGAAGACCTCACCGTTGAAGTAGGCCATGACGATCTGCTTCATGGCTTCGATCCAGCCGGTGTAGACCTCGGGTTGCGGGTTGCTCATCCAGGGCAGAGGGCTCACCACCTCAGCCCCGCCCTCAGCCGGGCCGATGCCGGGCAGCAGGGGCAGGCCGGGGGTCTGGACCATGCGGTAGGGCGGCATGGTGGAAACGATGGAGGCGTTGAGGTCGATGCAGCCGAAGACGATCGAGACCTTCTCTACGATGCCCGCCATGCCTCCAGCCGCGGAGCCCCAGTTGGGCGTCGACCACTCCACCGGCCAGCCCGACCAGGCCTGGACGGGCGGCGGGAGGACTGAGGGGTACATGACGTTGGTATTGCCGAAGCCCTCGGAGGCATTGGGGCCGACGGTCTCGGCTGGGGGCGGAGGGTTGACGTTGTCGTTGGGAGGCCAGGAGCGAGGATCGTCCCAGCTCATATCGGAGCGCTGATGCCTCCGATCGGTCACGGTGAGGCCGGAAGGAGTCGTGTAACGCATCGAACGCTAAGAGTAACCCCAGGAGGGTCTCGATGTCGATGATGCTCATTGAGGGCTCTGGATTTGATAGTTGACTATCAGCCCTTAGAGGTCTTACCAGACGGCCGGGACCAAGACCTCGGGGGCGGCCACGATGCCCCAACGGGCCAGGGTTGCGGCCATGAGAGGGGTGATGTCGGCGTGGCCTCGACGGCTCCACATCCAGGCGTCGCCCACCTTGCGCTTGGTCGCTCCGACCACGGCATCGGTCAATCGGTAGTCGCCCCGGTGGCTTAAGCGGGCGTGGACGGCGGCGTCGTGGAAGTCACCGCAAGCCCGGACCAGATCGGTCAGCGGGATCAGCCGGACCCGGTGGGTCATGCCGTCATCCCTCATGGTCAGCCGCTCCAGGGCGGGCACGGTGCTGGCTGCTGGTGACCCTCGGTCGATGATGATGGTGGCGTCCCAGCGGTTGGCGATGTCGGCAGCCCTCGACACCAAGCGCTCCAGATCGCTGGCCGTTTCGATGACCTCCAGGCAGCAGCGGTCGTTGCTCATCCCGGCCACCATGAGGGCTCCACGGTCCCGCTCGGGGGTGATGTCCAGGCCGATGGCCACCTCACGGCCGGGCATGAGGTCTGACTGACAGCTCGCCCAGGTCACCGGGTCGATGCCGATGAGCTGGTCGTCGTCGGTCCATACGTTGAGGTGTTCACGAAAGAAGGTGGCCCGGTCCATGGTCAGGGCTCCATCAGCGATGGCTGCCTCCATGACGCCACCGGGCAGGCCCATGGAGGGGTTGGCGTCGGCCCAGGCCTCACGGTCCATCTGGTCGGATTCGGGGTCGGCCGCGTACTCGATCCAGCACATGGTCGAGTGCGGGTTGGCGGTCTCGACCCGGCCCAGGTTGGTGTAGTGACGCCAGAGGATGGAGCGAAAGTCACCGGCATTGGACAGCAGCCAGATTTGAGCGTGAGCCCTGGCTGCCATGGCCGGTTGGATGGCGGAGACCACTCCCATGTCCTCATGGGCGTGGGCCTCGTCCACGATGGCCAGGTCGATGGAGAGGGATCGACCGGCTTTGCGGACTGAGGGTGTAACGGGGAGGTAACGAGAGCCGTTGTCCATGACCAGCATCTCGCGGTGGTTGGTGCGGTCGACCCGGGCCACCCGGTCTGCGAATGGAGTGCTCATGAGCAGCTCGACGTGCTCGCCCCACTTCATGCGGGCCAGCCCTCGGTCCTGGGCGGTGTAGGCCACGGTCTGGCGGGGCGGGATGAGCTGGCGGGCGATCCTCGAGCAGACGAGGGTTGTCTTGCCGTTCTGACGGCCCACAGAGATCCCTACCGTGCGGTAGGTGGGGATCTTGGTGGCGGGATCGTACTCACCGGCCACGTTGGAGGCATGGACCTGCCAGGGGAAGAAGGGCCAGCCCAAGAGCGAGGCGACCTGACGGTCGAGGCCTCCACGGGTCGGGCTGCCGGGCCGTCGAGGAGTGCCCCAGCGAGGCAGGCTGCTACGGGAGGTCGACGGTGTCATGAGGATCGAGCTCGGCGGCGATGCGCTCCCAAGGGTCTTCGGAGGCCTCGTCGTCGTCGACATCGAGGCCTTGGAGCTCCTCCACGCTGACGATGAGGGTGTCACGCTCGAGCTTGGCTCCGAGAGCCAGGAGGCGGGCGATGGCTCCGATGGGCATGGCGTCGGGTTGGACCAGATTGAGGGCTTGCACGGCCTTGACGATGGCGGCGCGCCCGGCTCGACGGTGCATGGCGTGCATGGAGCGGATGGCCTCCAAGCGCTCCTGGTCCTCAATGTGGTGGCAGGCGTCATCCCAGGCCTGGGCTCGATCCTTCCAGCTCCATTGCACGGCCCATTCGTGAGTCCTGCGGACTGACAGGTCGATCTGACGGGCCACGTCGTCGATGGAGCGTTGAGCCGGGCTCATGTCCCGGTACAGTCGGAAAGCCCCGTATTGACGGGTCGGTTCCTTGCTCTGGCGCTCCCATGGAGGCGTGTCGCCCATGTCGAAGTCCACCGGCTCGGGCCATTGCGGGAGGTTACGAGGGCTCATGGGATTCCTCGTCCACACCGATGGGCATGAGGAGATAGCCCTCGAGCAGTCGGTTGGTGAGGTCTTCGGCCAGCATGGTGATGGTCACAGTGGGCCAGCGCTGGGCCTCCATGTCGATGACGATGCGGGTCACCCGGTTGGGATCGAAGCCTCCGATGGCGCAGATGGCTCGAGCCAGGTCATCCATCGCTCACCACCGCCTAGAGGGTGGTGGAGGTTGGCGATGTTGGAGGCCCAGTCGGAGGATGCGGGCCACCTCCTTGCCCTGAGCCCTTTGGCAGGGCAGACAGGCGGGGAGGAGTTGGCAGCATCCTGAGCCCTTGACGTGGGCATGGAGGGCGATGGGTGGATCGTGGTCGGCGCTGTCGGCCATGGAGCCCTCACAGACCAGGCGAAGATGACAGGGCATGCACTGGGCCAGCATGATAGACCGTGCCCGCTGGTAGGCGTGACCGTAAGGCGAGCTCGAGCGAGGCATGGCGAGCCGATGATAGTCAACTATCAAGGCCTAGAGGAATTAGACGGGGGTTTGAGGACGGGGGTGCCGACCCGGGGTGCTCGACCAGGGACGGGGCGGTTTCCGCCTGGCGCTCGATCGGCCACCACAGCCTCCCGCCCCGGCACCTCTGGCTTGAGGGGTTGGAGGCCTCAAGCCAATTTTTTGGATCAGGGCCTGTGGGCGGGAC